ATATGAACCATAGAAGGTATTGCAATTAAATTATCTAAACTATTATTTTCGTGATTAAAGTCTATATGGTGAACTTCCCAATTATCGGGAATTTGACCTATATTTTGTTCATAGAGTTTTCTGTAATTAGTTGCCATATCCTAAGTCTTTACGCCATTTGTCTTGTAGTATGCCCTTTCTTAAATTATACTTTTGACCTCTATATTTAGGTTCTTCTTCTTGAAGTTTTGCTCGCCTACCGTCTTCCTCTTTTGATTTAAAAGATTCAAGAGATTCACGAAGTTCATTCCTTTCGGTAATTACTTCATTAAGCCTTGAAATTGGTACATTATTTTCGACTTTAGTGTCGGCTTGTTCCTGTTTTACATCTGTTTCGATGGTTTTATCTTCAGACATTTTTACCTCTTCAGTGAGTTATGAAATCTACAAGAATAAATCTTGCATTAAATAGATGTTATAATGTAAGTTAGTAAAGCAACTTAATGCAAGAAAAAAATTACGAATTTAAGCAAAAATGGTTTAATTATCTTGAATATGAGCCACATGATGGGCAATTACCGTTGCATTACCCAAAAAATGAGGATGTCAGATTCCAAGTTGTTGTATGTGGGAGGAGATTCGGGAAGACTTGGGCTAGTGCTATGGAGGCTACTTATGTAGCATCACAGCCCAATAAACGCATATGGGTTGTTGGGATGTCCTATAAGAAAGCCAGATTAATATTTAGAGAGATTTGGCAACGAATGGTTATTGGACATTCTGATGATGTTGAAAAAGCATCAGAAAAAGATATGTACATCCGATTTAAATGGGGTACTATTGTAGAAGGGATGTCAGCGGACAATCCTTCAAGTTTGGTTGGTGAGGGTTTAGACCTGCTCGTCATAGACGAGGTCGCCAAAATGAATAAAAAAATCTGGGATATGTACTTATCCCCAACTGTAGCAGGAAGAAAAGGAAAAGTTATCTTTATTACAACACCAGAAGGCAGAAACTGGATATATGATCTATTTAAACTTGCTCAAACTGACCCACTATGGGAAAGCCACACATCTCCATCTTGGGTAAACCAATATGAATTCCCTCTTGGTCTTGATGACCCAGCAATTATAGAGAGAAAGAGAAATATGTCTAAAGAGTTGTTTGGTCAGGAATTTGGTGCTGAATTTTCTGTATTTGAGGGCAAGGTCTGGAATTTCAATAGGACAGATGATGTTGGAGATTATTTATACAATCCCGATCTCCCGACATATTGTTCAATAGATTTTGGATATAGGATGCCAGCAGTTCTATTTATACAGACATACTGGGAAGATGATATAGAACATATTGTCATATTCGACTCAATCCTGCATAAACAGAATATAAAAACTGAAGATTTAATCAAACTAATAAAAACAAAAGGATACCCAATTATATCGTATTATGGCGATCCGGCTGGTAGCAATATCCAAGGTCAAAGCGGTGCGGGTGATATGGAAATATTCAGAAGAAGTGGTATCCAAATACTTTCCACCAGAGATAGAAAAAGCCGTAATGTTGTAGCAAGCGTTGCCTATACAAGAGGATTTTTCGAGAGCGCAGATGGTATAAGGAGAGTTCATGTTGACCAAAAATGCATAGATGTAATTGAAGATTTTGAAGAATATAGATATCCCGAAAGTGAAGATGGCAAACCAATTAAAGAAGAGCCTCTAAAAAATGGATACCATGACCACGGCAACGATGCTTTCCGATATTTTATTATTAATAGATTCCCAATGAGAAACCAAGAAATGAAAAGGATTCAAAGATGATTGAAAAGATTATTAAAGATAAACTAATGGAGACAAAATTAATAATGTCCCATGCTCGGAGAAATGAAATCCGAAAGCACTTAGACTATTACTCAGGAGTCTCTACTGAACAATACATCGATAAATACTTTAATGGTGATGCTTTTTCTGAGATACCATCTAGTTTAACAAACTTTACAAGAAAATTTATCAACAAGATCAGCAGAATATATAGTCTGGGGGCGAAACGCAACATTGGGAATGCCACCGAAAGGTATGCCGAACTAACTCCGACCAAAGATGTCCGTATGAAACATTCTGAAAGAATGACAAGACTGATTGGCACTGTAGCTAATAGAGTCTATTGGATGGATGATGGGTTTTTTGATTACAGACCTATATACTACTTTGAATCATACTTTGATGAGAATCCTTTTTTCCCAAGAGCAATTGTCTACCCCCTCTTGAATAGCACAGCAGACCTATCAAATACAGATAGTTTGCAGTGGGAGTACTGGGACAATAATTCATATGGCATATTGGATGAGAATGGCAAGATATTAGATGAGAAAGAAAACCCTTATGGGACTTTGCCATTTGTCTTTACTCACAGAGAAGATCAGATTGATTCTTTTTATGTTGAAGGAGCATCTGATATAGTAAACTGCAACGAGCAGGTAAATATAGCATTAACTGAAATGAACCTCGGCATGAGGTTTAATATGTTTGGTCAGCCTTGGGTCACGGGTCTTAGGGCAGATCAGAGTATGCTCAGGGCTGGCTCTAATACAATTCTTGATATGGGAGAAGATGGTGCTTACAACATTACAAGTCCAAATGGGAATATCAATGAGGCTATAGAGAATATCAAGTTCCAAATCGAACTTGTAGCATCGAATAACCACCTGTGGATTCAATGGGCTGAATCTGGAGGCGAAGTACCAAGCGGTATCTCACTTATGATCAAAGACATGGAGAGAAAAGAAGATTATTATGATGATATTGCATTATGGAGATTATATGAAAAAGACTTCTATCGTGTCGAGCGCACAATAGCTGGATACAATGGAATAGAATTTCCAGAAGATTTTGGTGTGGACTTCCAAGAAGTTGAATATCCTAAGACAGTTCAAGATCAAATTGCCAAAGATCAATTTGACATTGAGAATAATCTCACCACAAGAGCTAAGATAATGGTTCGTGAGAATAAGGATTTGAGCGTGGATCAAGCACAGCAGTTGATTAATGAAAATAAAAATGTAAATGGACAAGATGGATTTAAAGATATCAGTTAATTTTGACTTTGGTAAGCTGGCTAACAATATTGGCGATATAATGGATGAATATACGAGAGGCTATGCCAAAGAATCAGAAAGAGCATCAAAAGACAATATTGATAAGGGTCTTTCTCCCCCATTGCATACAGTAACGAGATTAATAAGATTCAAGAGAAAACAGCCACTAAGACCGCCTTTAAAAGCAAGTGGAAAGCTATATAAAAGCATAAGACAAGAAAAAAGCAGTCTAAAAATGCTAAATTATGGATTAGAACATCATAAAGGCTTTACAACAGACCCAAAATCCATGATACCAAACAAGGATGTCGAGCCAAGACCATTTATTGATACAATAGCGAAAAACAAAAAAGAATTAGATAAAAAATTTATGGAAAGCACCAATAAAGCACTTGCCTCAAAGGTGCGTACTGGATAAATTATGGCAAGTAAAAAGCAGGAGAATTTAGATGGAAAAAATAAATCAATCCTTAGTGGAGTTGTTGCTGGATTATCTTTCGACTCACAAATCCTCTATAGAAGACTTACACAAAAAATTAAACAACTTAGAAGAAGTATCATTGATGAACAATCAATTATTGGGATTCTTGGGCAAGATTATAACAAGAGGGGAAGAATCTTTGGGAAATTTAGGAATGCCATTAAGCAGAGAGCTACAAGAGGAGTTAATCAAGCATTCCGCAGAACTGGAGACATGGGGAAAGAGTTAAAATTGGATTATGAAGAAATTTACAACTTTACAGTGCCTATGTTTACATTGCGGATGGGTTTGGGAAGTTGTATCTACTAAATTTGACATTATCAATGAACAATGCCTAAGATGTGGCAATATAGGGGTCTTAAATGGTAAAAAAAGAGTTTGCCGAATCTTATTTAAATAAAATTCAGGGTATTATATATAAATATATATATAATATATATATACTATATATAGAACCCTATTATCTGGCATATCTTAAATAGTTCTATATTGTTTTTATTAAACTTACGGAACTAAATTAAAAATACCCCACCCGATATCTAGGTACGGGGTCTAATATTTAATGCTTTTTCTCTGGAAGCGACCTTTTCCTGCCATGCTTTTCTCTGTGCTGGGGTTTGCCGACCTCTTCCGGGTCTATCTATCCCCACTCTTTCGGCTCTAAGTCTCCAAGCCCTTGCGTCCCTGCGCTTTTTGTTCTTTCGTTGATTAGTTTTAAGCTCTCTAAGCTCCTGTGCCTTACTTTTGGGTTTTTTTGGAATACTTGGTCTTTGCGGTAAGACCACTATTTCTTCTTCAAATTCCGCATCTACGACTTCTATATTGCTCGGTATCTCATCCTGACGGCTCAAAAACTTCTCAAATGGGCTTTTATAGTTAGCAACCTCAACACGCTTAATAAGTTTGCCTGAATGCTCCAAAATAAGCCTACCAGCCTGTACATTTCCCCCCTCAGCCTCCCTAAGCATACTATTTAGCACCGCTGGCAGTTTAGCCCCAAAACTAACCATATATTTCTGATAAAAGACCTCTACAAACTCAGGGTCTTTCATCCAGTTGTGAATAGTGGCTTTTGACACCCCTATTTCATTAGCAACGTCCTTTATCTTAGATTCTGGGTTGGTTACCAATATATCAATTGTTCTAGCCTTTTCTGGATTCCATTTAGCTGGCAAATTAAGACTCATAATAGACTTTCCTTTATAATATGGTATATTTTACATACAATTTAATCTTTTATACAATAGATTTTTATCAAATCGCACCTGAATCCTACTTAGGCACTCCTACTACTATACTATATACACAACAATAAAGCGTTAGCTTTATCTGGATTTTCTTTTAAAAATCTTTTCCCGATGTCCCCCTAGACTTTGATATTGTTTATTTTAAGGGGAACAGAGGTTGACGAATACCCAAATTTAACCATACGCCCCCCACCTTGTCAAGGAAAAAAGAAAAAAACTTTGATGATGGGTAAAAAACCTAAAAATTACTAATAATCACTAACATAAGTCAATAGAAAAGATTTTACTTGCTTATTAGGGAGGTTTGGACGTATACAAATTAAACACCATCAAATAAAAAAAATACTTGACTATTGGGTAAATGCTCTAATTAAAAGATTGCCTAAATGTTAGAAATTACTTGCTTATTACCTTAATAGGTTGTATGGGGTAGAATTCAGCCAAAAAATGATATTTTCACGAGAGTAAAAGCTCTAGAATAGGTCTAGAATCGATTAAAAACGTTTTTTAATAGTAAGTATTGACTACCTAGAATCTAGCCAAATAGACCCATTCTAGAACGTTCTAGGGGTATTCATTCAATCTATACCATATCTAAACAACTACAACCAAAAAACCAGCAAAAAACACATAAAACCAGTAAAAATTTACTCCTATATATAAGGGGTAAATGAATTGTTAAGACTTAACAAAATATCTATTGACTTGTATTACTATTATGCTATAGAATCTCTATTATGATTCTAACTAATAACATAAAGGTAAAGAAAATGGGAACTAAAACAATCGCAGTAATGACTAAAGCAAGAAAAGTTTCAGCTAAAAAAGCAAGGGAACTATTCGAAGATGCAAGGTATCACCTAGAAAAAGATGATCAAATTACAAAGATGTTAAGGTGTGATTTGTTTCACAGTGATAAACAAACCGGGACATCCGTAATTACTACAGAACTTGATCGGATAATGGAAGAAGAAACAGAAGAAACAATTCAGATTGTCAAGGAATTCGTGAGAAAACGAGTACAAACCTTAATTAAGGAAAAATCTGTTCAAACTGCTTTACTAGGTGAAAATTACAAAAATCAAAAAATCACCATTAAAAGAGTGACTAATCCAATGGTAGAAAATACAGAAGGTAGGTTTGAAGGTTCATTTAATGAAGTTGACAAGGGAAAATTTAGGGTAGTTGTAGAAAACAAACCTACTAAACCAGAAGACACCTTAGAACAATCCTTAATTAAATGGATGGATGCTCACGAAGTAGATACCACCGTTTGCCGGGAGTTACTTTCAAACATAGATAACAATCTAAACATCTAAACAAGGAACAAATAAGGGGCGGTAATTAAACCGCCCTTAATTTGTTAAGGCTTAACAAATGAACTACAAACAAATTGCACAAACGGAAAAATACAAAGCAGAAAAAAATCAATGTACGGTTGTTTCTGCTTCAGTGGTATTTAACAAACCATATGAAGAGATTCACAGATTTTTTGCGGATAATGGCAGGTTAAAAAATAAGGGTCTTGCATGGCATAAATTCGATTTGATAATCGAAAAACTAGCCAAGAAATATAAATATGAAGTAAAATTTTATAAACGGTTAAAAACCCTTATCGGGTCAAATTA